GATTTACCGACCAGTGGCGGTTCCACTGGACTGCACCGCTTTACGGGATGCACTCAGAACCGCGCTTCTTCCATGGCGCCGGGACAGGCAAAAGCCCCCCGGAATTGGACCGCATACGGAAATCATGAGGCCACCAGACAAAAGGCGGAAGTAACTACTTCTTCCATAAACGAAAGGATAGATCATGACTGATTATGCCTCAATTAACACGAACCAGACCGTGCATTCGGTTGAAACGCTGCTTCAGCGTGCCATCCCAATGATGGTACTGGAGCAGTTCGGCCAACTCAAGCCGATGCCCTCAAACAGCACCAAATCGCTGGACTTCCGCCGCCACAAGTTGCCAATCCCGACCACTGCGTCAGGCTTTATTCTTGCGGAAGGCGTCACCCCGACCGAAGCCATCCCGACAATGGAATCGGTCACCGTCACGCTCCAGCAGTACGGTGCCGTGGTGGGGGTTACCGACGTTGTGGACGACATGCACATTGACGATGTACTCACCGAGTACATGGGTATCCTGGGTGAACATGCCGGCCAGGTGATCGAACTGATGCGTTGGTCCTCAATCGTGTCAGATACCAGTGCCAACGTCATCTACGCCAACGGTGTTGCGTCCGATGCCCAGGTAACCACTTCGCTGACCTCCAAGGAAGTGCGGGCTGGCCTGCGTTCCATCAAGGCCAACTACGGAAAGGCGATCACCAAGATGGCCAAAGCCGGTACAGACTACGGCGCTCAGGCAATCGAGCCGGCCTACATCGCTGTGATTAACAGCGACCTGGAAGCCACTATCCGGGGCAACCTCGGGGCGAACTTTACCCCGGTTGCGGATTACGGCCCCGGCGCGCAGAAGTTCCAGGGCGAGTTCGGGAATTACGAGAACATCCGCTTCATCTCGTCCGCCCTCCTAGGCAAGCGTGCCAATGCGGGTGTCGCCGTGGCGTCTGCGCCTACCCTGCTGTCTGACGACGGTGTGAATGTCAACCTGTACGACACCTGCATCTTCGCTGCCGATGCCTGGGTTGGTGTTGCTCTGAAGGGCGCGTATGCCGTCACTCCCAGTATGCACCGTGCCGCCGTGTCCGACTCCGACCCCCTTGCCCAGCGCTCCAAGGCTGGCTACAAGACGATGCAGGCCGCAAAAGTCGTTCAGGTTGCCCACATCAAGAAGCTTGTCACTGGCTGTCTGAAGGACTTCTGATCCTAGTTGATCTTCACCAATAGCCCGATGGCTCACCCCATCGGGCTTTTTAATTCCAAAGGAGCTTCAAATGTCGCGTGGTATTCCAAAAACACCTGCAATTCAACAAAAATCAACCGATGTTCACGTTACGCCTGTCAACCCCTACGACACGCCCACCCAACCGATAGCCTCCGATACTGTGAGCAAAAACACTACCCCTGCGAAACCAATCCCAGCCGCTCCGGCCAACCCTCACGCCGCCAATACGTCTACGCACCGCAATGTGATCGTGCAGCGCCCGCATGATGTAACCGATGACTATTTCTTCATTGGCCACAATGCTTTCGTTGGCCAGTTCAAGTATGATGTACCAGTCAGTCTGCCCATTGAGGTCATAGAGCACATGCGAACCATCATGCGCGTCACTCATCGGCCTGGCCAAGATGGGCAGATTCAAACGCACACGTCAAACGCCTTCGCGGTGATGGATGCCTGATCATGGCCAGCCGGGCACTTGCCGATCTTCGCCAGGACATCCGTGAAAAGGCACTCCTGCACATCAATGCGTGCGCTTCCGAAGGCATCGACCTGTTGATCTACTGCACCTTCAGAAGCAACGTCGAGCAGAACGCCGAATACGCCAAGGGCCGCACGGCTCACGGCGCGATCGTCACCAATGCGCGCGGCGGGCAGAGCAAGCACAACCACGTCGAGGATGGTGTAGCGGCCTCGCTGGCCTATGACTGCATCCCGATTGTCAATGGCAAGGCCCAGTGGGGCAACGCATCCTTGGTATCAAGAGTTGGGATACTGGGCGAATCGGTCGGCCTGACTTGGGCCGGCCGGTGGCGTGGGAGGTTGCGTGAATCCGTCCATTTTGAGGTTTCGTCTTGACATCCCCCCGGCCTGAGGCTGAGGTTTTACGGAGAAGAACCTGATGAATCTGCTTCCTTCCATCAAAGATAGCCGTGGGCGTGAGTCACGAACTCTGCTGTTCGTCGCCCTCGCCGCAATTGTTCTTATCTACAAGTTTTCCGTCGCTAGTTTGACGATCTTTGGGTTATCCTTTCCGGCTATGAGCGCGACCGAGTTCGGTATTGCATTCGGCGCAGTGCTGGCTATCTGGCTGGGCCGTGAATGGACCGAGAAATCAAAGTGAGATGGCAAATTCATGCCACTTCGATAATCGCCTATGCCCTTGTGTTTGCCTGCGCAATTGCGATGTTGGCATGGTGGCAATGGCCAAAGACTCCGCCATCCGCTTCAATACCATTGTCGCCAGCCATGGAAGTACGCAACGAGGACAAAACGACACTCACGAATGCGGCACCGGCCAAAGTCTACTCGGCGAAGGTAAAGGCCAAGTTTACCCTCCCTGACGCTGTTCAGTCCGACCCTGCGCAGCATGTTTCAGCAGTTGGAAAGCTAGACACAATGGATAGGCCATACACCGTGACGGCCGTGTACGACGAGGATACCGGCGAGAGTTCAGTTTACGCCCGCGCTGATACGCTTCCCTGGGTATCCGCTACGCAACGCGGGCAAGTTGGCTTGCACTATGGGATAAAGAACGGGTTGCGGCCGGTTACTAGGATTTCAGTGAGCCAAAGTTTCCTAAGCATCAAGGCGCTTCAATTAGGTGGAGCGGGAACCTTGGACAGCGATGGCCAATGGTTTGTTGGCGTTGGAATTAATTATAGGTGGTAGGATGGATAATTCAGAAATTAGCAGCATCGGCAACAATGCAGAAGAAGATCTTCTGAACGCAATTCAACGGTCCACTGACACAGACCTCAGATCGGTGCTCATGTTCCAACTCAGGACTCTACGCGCCCTGGAGAGCACCATCATGGCGCTTGGAAATAAGATTGACGCATTCATCTCAGATGAGAAAAGGATTGCGGCTATCGCACTTGAAAAACATTATAAAAACCATGATCGTGACCACTCCTGGATAGACTTCAAAATCAAGGAAGAGCCGATAGTCGCCGAAGAACGCCGATGGATACGCCGCTCAATCGACGAAGAGTCACGAAAGTGTCGCCAGCAGCGTGACGACGAAATTGACGCCCGCAAGCAGGCGCGGGCAGTGGTATTCAGGATGATAGAACGCATCGTAACATGGGCTACGATAGCTATTCTAGCTTTGATCGGGTTCACAAAATGACCACCGCTATATCACTGTTTACGCGTCGGGCAACTCCCGAGTTACCCATGTGCCCAATTCCGCTTGTCAACGACGCTATCATGGCGGCAGTACGGGACCTGTGCGACGAAGCGGACCTGATTACCGACACCGTGACGTTCACATCCGTGATCGGCACGCGCAAGTACGCGCTCTCACTGCCTTTTGGTTTCAAGCTAAGTCGCGTCACCAGCGTAAGAACGACAAACTACCCGCGCGGACTTGGTATCACTAGCCAGCAAGAGGCCGATCAAGTCGTTCAGAACAACATCCCTCGCAACTATTACGTCGATGGCTTAAACAAGGTCTGTCTTGTAAGCACGCCAAGCGTGGCCGAGGCGGTCAGCGTCTCCGTGGTGCTTAAACCAGAACTGACCGCGACCGACTTGGGTGACGTGTTCTACGACACCCATCTCGACACGGTTATGGCCGGCACGAAGGCTAGATTGATGCTCATGCCAGGGAAGCCATGGACGAATTTTGAACTAGGCTCCGCCTACGAAACGCGGTTCCGAAACGATTTAGTTGCCGCCAGGATCACAACCGTGACGGGCAATGCCGGGGGGCTGTTGACCGTTCGCCCGCGCAAGTTCGGAGGTTTGCCGACCGCTCGCGCACATGAGCTTTGGGGATAGGTTGTGGCACTCTGCCCACTTCCAATTTCCTTCACCAGCAAACTTTATCCGCTCTATGTAGTGGAAGGGTTAGGGGTGGCGTCGGGCATGACGGGAGGGCGGATGCTTGGCGTTGCGATGGTCGAAGGCATGGATGTGTCGGCCGCGCTCACAGGCGGGTCGCTGCGTGCTATCCTCGGCAACTACCCGTACTACCAACCGGAGGCGCTGGACGTATCTGCTGCGCTGACCAGCGGGGCATTGACGGTGGTGTTGCGGTATGGCAACTACCCGTACTACCAACCGGAGGCGCTGGACGTTACGGCAGCGCTCACCGGCGGGGTGCTGTTGATTACCACGCATTACCAGAACTACCCATTTTACATGCCGGAGGCGATTAGCGTCACGGCTGCGCTCACTGGAGGCTCCCTTGCATAATATCCCAATAAAACCCACCGTCGGCATGGCTGGCCGCTTCAAGATCGAGGCAATTCGCCCGGACGGCAGCAAGCGTGTCCTGGCCGACTGGTTCGACAATCTGATCCTCGATGCTGGGCTGGAACGTCTTGGAACCGCCAGTGCACTAGGCACATGTGCAGTAGGGACAAGCTCTGTTGCGGTGAATGCCGCACAGACTTCGCTCCAGGTGCTTGCCGCCTCGACTACCACACAACAAGCAAAAGTATATGGCACCCAGGCGACTGCGCCCTATTATGCATGGAACAGAACTACTTACCGCTTCCCACTGACTACGGCTATCGTTACCGGAAGCATTACCGACACCACGCTTACGGTTTCTGCTGTTTCTTCCGGAACAATCAAGGTCGGCGCAGTCCTTACCGGAACCGGAATTTCTGCCAACACGACTGTTACCACCTTCGGCTCGGGTTCTGGCGGAATAGGCACCTACACTGTCAGCCCATCTCAGACGGTTTCTAGCACCTCGATAACCTCCACCTACGCCACAGCGGCCGGAACGCTTGCTGAAGTTGGGGTTGGCTGGGGCGCGACGACGATGTTCTCACGCGCCTTGATACTTGCTGGGGGTAGCGCCGCATCCGTGACTGGAAGCATTACGTCCAAAACCCTAACGGTTACCGCAGTCACATCCGGAAGCGTGGTTGTCGGGTCAGTAGTGACGGGAACGGGCGTGACGGCTAACACGGTAGTGACCGAACTCGGAACTGGAACAGGCGGAACCGGAACCTATATCGTTTCTACATCACAAACAGTGGCCTCAACTGCGCTGACCTGTACGGTAGCCGGTGCCGAAGCCCCGATTACGGTCCTTGGAGATGAAATCCTGGACGTGACCTATGAGTTACGTCTGTACCCGCCAACATCAGACGTACTCGGAACGGTGGTGTTGGACGGCGTGACGTATTACACGATCCTGCGTGCGGCCTATGTCACTGACAATAGTATGTGGGGACATGATCGTATTGGGGGCTTAGCGTTCTTGATCGGGACCAGCGCCGCTTATGGTGGCTCCTATGCGTATCCGGACACCATTGGCGAGATAACCAGTTACCCATCAGGAGTAATTAGTGGATCGGGTAGTAAATCACGGGTGCCCTATTCGGCAAATTCCAAAACGGCGGAAGGCTCGTTTACCTGGGGCGTTAACAACGGGAACCTATCGGGCGGAATTGGCGCGATACTTTGGCGTGTCTATGGTGGCAATGACTATTCATATAGCCTAGAGGCTTACCAAGTCGGCTTCTATGAGGCCGACTACACCACACCGCTAAAAATCCCTAAGGACAACACCAAGACGCTCACGCTCAGTTTCAGCGTCACCTGGGCGCGGAAGACGCTGTAATGCTGCCTGACAATACACTGTCCTCCATCGCGGTATCGGCGCCGTTCCTACCTCCAGATGACAGGCCGCGCGAGCCGCTTATCGACTGGGAGCGTGGCGGCATCGGAATCAGCGATGCGTCGCTAGGCCACGACGTACAGAACTGGAAGGCATGGTATGCTGGGAACGTGATCTGGGTGGCACCAGAAGCCGATTTGTCCGCTAAGACGGCGGTGCTGGAGTTGGGTGGAGTAACCGAACTGGCGTTAGCGTTCGATATTTCCATGCACGTCACGCTGGCCTATATGCGGAATGGCCTAGCCAATCTCTACTGGTACGACACCAACCTGAACGACCATACGACCACCCCGTACCCAGACATCACTAGCCCTAGGCTGACGTTTGATGACAAGCGGGAATCGCAGTCGTCTGTCAATGACGTGCTGTTCTTCTATCTGAAGTTCGGGCAGCTACGCTACCGACAGCAGCGCGACCGATTTCTGATAGAGCGTGTGCTGGCCGACGTTCCGGACTTTGGGGCACGCATTGAAAATGTCGGCATGACTACCGGCAACCGGGTAGAGATTCGCTTCTATCAGGATAGTGTTGTTGGTGGCTATGCCGTCCTTACAAATCCCATTCATTCCGTCTTAGTTGGATTGGCTTGCGGGCATACTTTGACGCCCGGCGTCTTGACTCCAGTAACGTCTAGCGCCACGTTGCATCCTGTCGATACAGATTGCCGGAGAACATGATGAGCCTGACCTTGCAGACCCCGATCACAACCGCCAGGACAATCCTCAACGACATCCTGATGACGACCTACCCAGATGCCGATCTACTGCGATACGCCAACGATGCTCTCGACGCCATCGTTACGCTGGCACCTCGCTACTTCTATGAAACCGGAACCCTCGCTTGTGTCGCCGGGGAGGTGCTTCAGTCGATCAGCTTTGCCGATGCGCTGTCGCTGGTGTCTGTTGACCGGGTAGTTGGCGGGGGTGTCGTCACACCGACCGACCGCGCCACCCTGTCAGCCTTCGCCCCTGGATGGATGTCCGAAACAACGGGCGCGGCTATCCACTGGTTCCCGCTCGATGACAGCAAGACGCGCTTCTACGTCTATCCGCCAGCGCCGCCATCGCAGACGCTCTCCGTCACCTATGTGCGCATCCCTTGCGAGTACGCAATAACGGATGAAACCACGCTGCCGGCAACCTTGTCCGGGGCCATCACGGACTACATCGTCTACGTTGCACTCACGCGGCAGGACGAGTACGCATCCCAAGAACGGGCCGCTGGTTTCATGGCGTCGTTCGTGGCTCGCTTGTCCGAGAAAGCCTGATGTCTATCATTGCATTAAATTCCTTCTCCGGTATTGCTCCGAGAACAGACCCGGCTTTCCTACCGCAGAACGGTGCCCAGGTAGCCCAGGACGTTCGCCTACACGCCGGCGCTATCCGTGCGTGGCGTGGGTCAAGATCCATCGGCGTCACCGTTCCGGCGACTACTCAATCCATCTTCTATGACCAAGGGTCAGAACGCTGGTTTTCCTGGGACACCGATGTCGATTGCGTGCTCGGGCCCGTCGCGGATGACGATGACAAGAGACGATACTACTACACTGGGGATGGAACGCCGAAGAAGACTGATTCTGCCATGGCGATCGCCGGAACGGGCCGTTACCCGCAAACCTACTACGAGTTGGGTGTCCCTGCGCCTGCCGCAGCCGCAACCGCGTCTGCCGGTACGGGCACCATGACTAGAGTCTGGGTCTACACCAATGTCTCCCTGTTCAGCGGAATCGAGGAAGAAGGCGCCCCATCCCCGCCCGTAACCATTGCCACCTGGGCGTCCGGAGACACCATTACCATAGACGCCATGTCTGATGTTCCCACCACCGGCTACAACGTCACCAAGCGGCGCCTGTATCGCTCCAATGGCGGAGCCTACCAGTTCGTCAAAGAGTTCACTGGGACATCCACCACGGATGGGATCACAGATGAGCAACTGGCTGAGGAGATTACCTCCACGAATTTTGATGTCCCACCCGTAGGACTCAAGGGGCTGGTGTCGCTCGCCAATGGGATTCTTGCCGGGTTCATCGGAAATTCACTGTACTTCAGCGCCGCCTACCAGCCGCACGCCTGGCCATCTGACTACGCGCTCACCGTGGCCGACAAGATCGTCGCACTGGTCCCCATTGCCCAGGGCATGTACGTACTCACCACCGGGAAGCCGTACTACTGCTCCGGGATGACCCCGGATTCCATGTCAACGGAGCAGATGAGCAAGAACGTCCCCTGTTTGAGCAAGCGATCTGCTTCGACCGATGGGGTAGGGGCGATCTACGTTACCTACAACGGCATCGCCCATCTTTCCGGGGCGACTGCTTCAAATACCACTCGATCACTATTCACACAAGAAGAGTGGATCAAATACGACACAAATGGGATGCACGGAATTTTCTATGATGAGCGGTACACGCTCTGGTACACCCGGGTCGAGACAGACTACTTCGTCATGGACGGCGCCTTCACGATGGGTGGAAGCATGGCGATGGACGGCTCAATCTCGGATGCCGTCACGGTCACCAGCGGCCTCGTCATGGACACCACGTTGCCAGAAGCACCGATGACCACGATCAGGATTCCAGCCACAGCCGCGCACATCATCACCAGCACCGGAAAGTTATACCTGCTCTGGGACGACAAGATAGTTGAGTTTGATGCAGACCTCATCAGCAGAAGTCAATATGAGTGGAAGAGCAAGTTATTCGTTCTTCCACGCCCGATGAACTTTACTGCGGTTCAGGTATTGGCCGATCACGACCCCGAGATTATTGCATTGGAAACCGTCGCAGATAACATGATTACCCAAACGGACAATGCGAGCAAATGGGCTGAAGGCGCCTATAGCTCTGGGTGGGGAATCTGTCTCGCCAATGAATTCGAGTGGAATGGATCGTCACTCACCGGTGGAGGAACAGGAGGAACAGGAGGGACAGGAGGAACAGGAGGGACAGGGGGAGGAACAGGGGGAACAGGGGGAACTCCTAGAACCCGATTCTTGGCCATCCGTATCTATGCTGATCAGTCCATTGTTTTTCAGGGTGCCGTCAATGACAACAAGCCGATTCGCTTGCCATCCGGGTTTAGGAGCGATACATGGGAAATCGCAATCTCTGGTAACATCCCGGTGCGGAGGATTGTTATGGCCACAACGGTTCCTGAACTAGCGCAAGCATGAAGCCGTCAATCCCCCCACCTACCGCTATCGATCCAGGAGCCGCGCGAGTAATCTGGCCTATCAAGCATATTCTAGATGAGATCACCGGCGCGCGATCAGGGCCGCTAGAGCCGCTCTCTAAAACGGCGACATTGGACGAAGTGATCACCAAGATCAACCAACTCGTTGCACGACTCGGAGCATAAAAGGAACCGCTATGAGCAAATTCGTTACCATATTAGATATGGAGTTGATGTGTTCAACCGATGGCTACCCGCTTGTGAACCGAAACGGCGAGCAACTTTACCAACTGCGAACACCTTTTATCTATCAGTCCGATGTGGCGGACATGGTTATCACCGTCCCGGCCGGATTCGTCACTGATCTGGCATCAATCCCGCGTCTGCCATTTGTCTACATCCTGCTGGCAAAGATATCCGACATGCCTGGCGTTGTGCATGACAGCCTATATTCGACTGGCGCGATCCCTCGTGCATTGGCGGACAAGGTGTTGCGCGAGGCTTGCCTATTGATAGGCGTTTCTGCATGGAAGGTGTGGCTGATATATCAATGTGTTAGGCTTTGCTGTAGCGGCCATTACAATTCAAATAACACCATGGCGACAATTACCCAACTCGGCAAGAATGCCGATGTTTTCCGGAGCGAAATCTGATGACGATGCTTACCCCTATAGCGGCTTGGAGCGATGTGCCGCAACACGAAACGGGCACCCTTGTTCTTGGCGGGGCGGGCGCCCCAATGAATACCCAGGCCCAGGCGTTGCTGAACCGCACGGAGTGGTTGCTGGCGGGGAATGTGCTCGGCGTGCAATCCATCTGGGTTCCCGCTTCTGAGCTCTACGCGCGCTCCACCAACGGCGCGGCAGCCGGGACAGCCGAGACAGCAAATTCAAAGATCATGCTCAAGACCTTCGACTTCGACGCCGCAACCATCGAATACGTGCAGTTCATCCGCAGGATGCCGAAAAAGTGGAACCTTGGCACCGTCGCCGCCGCGTTCACCTGGAGTCACCCATATGCCACCACCAACTTTGGCGTGGCATGGGGGATTCAGGCCGCAGCGATCTCCAACGGCGATTCAATGGATGCCACCCTAGGTACCGCCAACTACGTCTACGCTACAGGTGGAGCGGTGGATACGGCCTACACCACACTTACTACACTGGCGATAACTATCCCTGGACCGCCAGCGGCAGAAGACCTCGTGGTGTTCCAGATTTTCCGCAACGCCGGCGATATGGAGGATTCCTTAGGCGTTGATGCCAGGCTTCATGGTGTTACCATCTACTTCACCATCGCAGCCGGCACAGACGCCTGATAGGACACGACAATGACCATTGGACTCAAGATTACCAACAACTTCAGTGCACCGATCGCCACAGGGATCAGTGACTCGGCAACTACGGTAACCCTGTCGGCTGGCTACGGATCGCGCCTGACGCAGTACGCTCCAGGTCAATACGAATACATGACCTTAGTAGACCAGTCAAACAACATGGAGATCGTGAAGGCTGTCGCTCGCGCCGGAGATTATCTGACGATTGTTCGCGCCCAGGACGGCACAGCGGCGAGAGCCTTTATCGTTGGCGATATTATTACCTCCCGCCCTTGCCGTGCCGCTCTCTACGATGCGATGGAAGTCAATATGGCAAAAGCCAATGTCGATTCGCAGGCCTTCACTGGCACCCCGTCACTCCCTACCGGGACGACCGGTGTTACCCAGACACAGGGGAACAACAGCACCAAGCTCGCTACCACCGCCTATGCCGATGCGGTAAAGGCGGCATCTACCGCCTATGTGGATTCGGCTATTGCATCCGCATCTGTACTTCCAGCGCAAGCTGGTCACAGTGGGCAATATCTTACTACGAGCGGATCGACAGCCTCTTGGGCCGCTATCACAGGGGGCGCAACAGGGTTCCCTGCCCCGAAGGTCGGGGAAGGAATCGGTCAGTGGGTCACGCTGGCGGCTGGGACGAGAACATTGCCAGCCGGTGGAACATGGGCCTATGCGGGGTTTATAAAGCAAACTTGGTTTGATGAGCTAACAATATTTTACGCAGGTGTCGGGGTCGGCGGTTCAAATATTCAAGGAGATGGGATTTACCAGCCAGGTGGATTCGCATGGCGTATCGGGTAACGCAATCCGTTGAAATGGTGTAGCATCCAGCCCAACGAAAGTTCGCCCGAGACTATCCGAATCCGCCTACTATGCACATTTTTTAGCCCACTATCATGCCTAACTACACCCCTGAATGGTTCAATGGTAACATGGATGCGGTGCGTCTGCTGGATGACCTTGGCTACGTCGCGCACATCTGGGACGACCTGATAGACAAAGACAAGCCAGTGTCAGACGAAGCGATAAACACCGCTTTCGAGTGCGCACTGTCGGATATACCATCGAACCCTGTCTACTTGAAGTATCAGCCCGCCTTAGCGCCGCTTATCTTTACTGGCATCATGGGCTTCCATGCGGCGAACCGCATGGAGAGATCTGGCGACCTGCACCAACTTGAAATAGCCCATGGGCTGCGCTATGCCGTAGGCCACGTCGGCACCTTCCTGGTGACCGTTTTCAACAATAAGACCCGCGCGGCAGAAATCCTGCCGGACGTGTGGAAAGCCATGATGCCCGAGCGCATCGACGATTACATGAAGGAGCATACCAATGTTCGGAGCGAGTAAATACAGGACGTGGTTGCGCCACCCAGGAGCCAACTTCGGCGGGGGGGATAGCGGAGGTTCAGAGAATTCTGCGACCGAGGCGCAGGGGCGGATGCTCGACTACAACCTTGGCAAGCTCAAAGAGACCGACGCGCTGCGAGACCCCTATATGGCCGGCGGCCTGCAAGGGGCGATGGGAGCCTACGACAAGTACAGTAGCCAGGGATACATTGACCAGATGAAGGGTGCGGCCGCCAACGCCGCGCAGGCCGCGACCGATAGCAAAACGGCGGAGATGGTGCGGACCCTTGGGCGTTATGGGCTCAACCCTAATTCTGGAAAGTTCGCCGGCATGGCCAACCGCAATGCGATGGCTGGCGCTGCAACGAAAGCCGGTGCTGTCAACCAGACCGGAATTGCCCTGGACACCGCGCAGACCACCGCCGCAACAAACAAATGGAAACTGCTCAACGACATGCAGACCGAGAGCATGACGCAAGGTCAACAGATCGCAGGCGGATATGGCTCGCAAGGCCAGACCATGGCACAAAACGCACAAACCAATGCCCAGGCAAACGCCGGACTTGGCAGCACATTGATGGCTGGCGCTGACATCTACGAGAAATACTTCAAGAAGGACGGCGGGCTGGTGGAAGAGGGATTTGCTGATGGTGGCCGCGCCCGCTACATGGAACGCGGAATGTCCATGACCGGACCCAACGCCGGCATACAGGCGGCACCGCAACCAAGCGGAGCACAGCAGGCGGTTGGTATTGCCAAGGGCGTGAACCGTGTCTACAAGCTTGTCAATCCCGCAAAGGCAGAAATAGCAAAGGACGCCAGCATCGACGTAGCAAATACTGCGTTGGCTGATGCGTCTGCAGATGGCACGACAGCGCTTGGGTTGACAGGAACTGGTGCTGGCGTGGGTGGCGTTGGAAGCCAAGCCGCAGGAGCTGGCCTGGCGGAAGCCGCAGGCGAGGCTGCCGCAGAGACTACCGCATCGCTGGCCACTGGCGTGGAAACTGCTGCGGCGGCGAATGCGTGGAACCCGATCGGATGGGCACTTGGCGCGGCTGCGCTGTTTGGGGCGCTATCGCACAAGGATGGCGGGATTGTGCATAAGCCAGGTCCCCTCAAATTATCCAAGCGTAGGGCAATGTTCGAGAAGACGTTTGAAGGCGAGAAGTACACTGGAACCAAGGCGCAGGATCAGCAAATGCTGGCCTACCTACAGGGTATCCTTCATGGCGCTTACGTTGCCAGCAAGCGCCATGACCTTCGTGACGGCGGGGGCGTTGACGGCCCTGGATCGAAGACTTCCGACTCCATCCCTGCGCGGCTTTCTGATGGCGAATTCGTTGTGAACGCGGAATCTGTTGCCATCCCTGGCGTACGTGCCCAACTTGAACGGATCAACCACGCCGGGCTTATGAAACGCTATAGTGACGGCTACGCCGACGGTGGCTTCGTGGACTGGATATACCAGAGAATCGCGGCCAATCCGAAGGCCGACTCGGAGGTCGATAAGCGAAAATTCATCCGCGAGAAGCTGATTGACGATGGGATGGTCGGCAAAGCCGCTGGTTTCCTGCGCAACCGCGATGCCCAGATCGAAGCGGAACTGAAGCGCCAGGGTCTAAAGAACGGCGGAATGGTGAAAAGGAAGGGGTGCTGAGATGAGCTTCTGGACAACATTGGGTCAGGTAGGCGGTGGCGCGGCAGACACCTACTTCCGAAACAACCTTGGAGACAAGTGGGACCGGGCACGCCGCGAGAAGGCGGCCAGCGATGAAGCGGCCGGACTAAATCAACATGCCCCTGGCGCGAAGCGGCAAGTTGCATCCGACGCCGAGAACGCTAAGACGGCTGTCGATGGCAACTCGATCACCAACGGCGCTGACCAAACCACCGCCCCTGACGCAGCACCCATGCAATCGGTGGCGGCATATGATTACAAATACGGCGTTCCGGATACTGCGCCAATCAGCGAAGCCGAACGCTATGCAAAGATGGAGGACATCTACCGGCGCCACGGCTTCAATAACCGCGCAGATCTGTATGGGCAGCGTGCGTACACCGCCAAGCGAGACGACAAGCAAGACGCCCGCCAGGCTGTTCAAGACGCCAGTGCCGAGAGGATTAATGCTCTCAACGCAGCCAACCTTGAGATGCGCAATACGGATGCGGCCTATCAGCAGACGCAGCGCGCGGCGCTTGACAATGCCAACAGGGCTATCAGCGAAGGGATTGCAAATGGCACCCAATTCAGCCCTGCACAAAAGACCAAGATTTTCCGAGACTACGGAGTCAACCAGCAGAACGCGCTGGCTTCCAGACTTGCCAGCCTAAACTTTGGCAAGACAGAATTCGATAGCGAGCGCGAAAGGCTCTACCAGAAGGCATCTATCGCCGCAGCGAAGGGCGGGCTGAATGGGATGATTGACCTGTTCAATACCGATCCAGACTACAACGACAACACCAGTGTGTCAACCGCCCGAACAAAGAATGGAATGGTGGTGCTGACTCACAAAACTAATGATGGCAAGGTGCTGTATACATCGCAACCGATGACCGAGAAGGTGGCCATAGGCGAGGTTATCTCTACCCTGAAAGACCCGATGGCAGCTATCGAATGGCAGGAAAAGATGGCGGGACTTAAATCAAAACGGGATCTTGAGGCGGCTCAAGCCTATCACGCTGGTCAAATTGGACGGCTGGCCGGCGTCAAAGCGGCAGGAATCGCCGCAGCACCAGCCGGGACTGAGGCGGCCAATGCAAAGCCTGGAAGCTATTCCAAATCTGTAAACGATGGAGTCAAGCAGATCGCACTCATGCACGGCGCAAAGACCGACTCATTCGGCGCCTTCAGCTTCACCGACATCGCGGACAAGTCTGCATATTCACGCGACATCGCCAAGATGGAAGAGATGGTGATGTCCGGAATACCGCCCATGAAAGCCGCTGACATGATCATGCAGGGAACACGCCGCGAGCAGAATATACGTACCGTGACCAAGAACGACAAGCCTGCTAACGGCGCCGCCACTGCCTTGCGCGACAAGCTGAGGTACTGAGCAATGGTAGTAACCTGGAAAGAAGTATCTGGATCAGAAGACTACCAGAATCTGTCCACGGAAGATCGTGATGCCGTGCGCGCGGACTACTTCGCGCGAGTCATCGTGCCGCAGGTTGAAACGGCTGACCTGGAAGCAGTTCACTCTGACTTCATGGCGCGCACCAAGCCCGGCTTCACCGACAAGGCTTTGGACTACGTTCCTGAATTCATGGGCGGAAACAAGGCCACTGGCGCGGCGGCGGAAGCTGTTGACGCCACTGCTGCCGCCGCGCCGCAGGAAAACGACTTGTATGCCCAGGCCAGGAAGGAAAACCCCAGTGCCGGCGAGGACGTCATTGCAGCCCGGATGACCGAGATGGCGAACGGCGCGCCGGTAAAGCATGACGTCATCGAACCGTCCGCAACTGATGGTATCGGGCAGGCGCGCAGGCAGCGCGGGGCATCAGGAACATGGGGAAGCCAATCGCCAATTCCACAGGGCGCGGCAGGACAGGATATTTCTGGAACGATGCTTGGCCAGAAAAACCTGCCTATTGCCCCACCACCGAAAGGAATTGCATCTGCCACACAACAAGATTTTCAGGTGCTGGATAGAAATGGCTTCGCAGCCGCAAGCGCCGGTCTGAATAAGCGCCAGGCGGCCCAGGATCGTGACGAGCGCCTTAATGCCATCAAACGCAGAACAGGCGCAAATGATGTAACGGCGCGTGCAATCGCTAACCAGGAGGACATGGCCGGTGGTGAATTTCGAGTCGGCTCAATAACGGAAGATAAGCCGAAGAACCTACATGAACGGGCTGCTGATGATATATCGCAGATTGGGAATCAACTCTACTACGGAACGACAGAAGACGCACCACAAGCAGTATTCCAGGCTATCCAATGGCACGCACCAGAAGGTGGGGACGTTGCAGCATGGGCGAAAGAACAGGCTAGCAAGTATGATTCTAGCCACAATCAGCCCGATCTGTACGACAAGAACCCCCTAGAAAAAACGCTTATCTTAGGTGCACGAGCACTGCCTCAATCGAGTGCTGGCATGGCGGCCGGGATTGGCACGTCACTGATAACTAAAAACCCACTTACTGGATTTGTGGTGGGGAACAGCATCATCGCACCACTGTATGCAGGAAGCCAGGCGCAACAAACCTACGACAAGCTTATCCAAGCTGGGGCAAAGCCAAGTGACGCGAAGATCGCCGGGTGGATCAACTATGGCATAGAGGGTGGCGGGGAAGCCCTTGCAGGCGTGATCGGCGGAAAACTTATCACTGGTGTCGGTCACTTGCTGGTGAATGAATTAGGTAAACAAGGCACAAAGAAAGCGCTATCAACGATTACAAGCCCGTCATGGCTTGGCGCATTTGCCAAGGACATGCTTGCCAATGCCGGCATCCAGTCAAGCACTGAATACGTGCAAGGCTTCGGTGAGACAGCCGTAGAAAATTTATATGGTGCGAAGAACAACGGATCGCCGCATGAGGCAGGCAAGCAGGGCGCCATTGCGGCCCTTGGGATGTCGCTGCTCTTGATGCCGGTCGCTGTCCCCGGGCACCTTAACGCCGCCAAGGATAGGGCAAACGTCGGAACCTTGTTGGTTGACGAGACGGCACCGAACGAGATGCGTATTCGCGCAGCTAGTGTTGCTCATGAAGGGCTAAAGAAAATAATAGGGAAGGATGCGGCGGATGCGTGGCATGCCAGCTTCGTCTCAAATGTCAGCAGGCCGGAAGCTGACGCCAATCTCGCAAAACAGCGTGCCATGAGCGCATGGGAAGGCAACCCGCTCACGCGCGGATCGGTACCTTCCGCGCAGCCTGAGCCGTCGCGCCCCGCCCCCACCGGCCCGCTCACGTCGGCCCTTGCCGCCGCGCCAGTAGCACCGGGCCAGACTGCCCCCGTTGATGTACCTACCCGAGCCGCCGCTCAGAACGTGCTTCCCACGCCTCTTCAAGAAGGCGCACCCGTTGAGGTGCCTCAACAGGACGATGGATCAGACGCAGCCCTCCTTGCCCGCATTCGGCAGGCAGAACTCCCAGACAAGACAGTCACCGACGAGACACCTAATGGCACAAGCGATCTTGCAGCCGCACAGAATTACCCTGACGCCAATGTTGAAAATGGCAATCAAGTCAAAGGCGCTGACCTACCTGGAAGCGGAATCGTTATTCCAGACGCAATGCCTGGGCTCCAAGGGCGAGACAGTACCAGTACCGGAATGCCAGTGGGAGACGGTGCGGCGCCTGCGCAACCACCTGGAGGGGCTAAACCTGGCGAGGCACTAGCAGACGAAATGCCGCCGGCGATCTCGGGATCATCAGAAGCGCGCACTCCTGGAGATGCCGCACTAGTCAATAAGCAATCTGATGGATTGCGCACGCTTGATGAGGAAGGCCGCGCGACGGATAGAAAACCGATCAATCCTGGGGACGTTTTCGGCACGCTATCTGGCCGCAAGACAACGCCAGTCCCGAAGCAGAAAGGCAAGAAGTACCACTCTCAATGGCTGATAGAAAACGCCACTTCTGAGGCAGAATCGCGTGGCGATAGCTTCAATTCTAGGGCATTCTCGAATATCGGGATGCTGAAAGGCGGGGGACTAACCGGTGCAGACCGTAGCGGGATGTTGATGTACCTGTTCGGTCAGCAGCCTGCGGTCGTTCCACCCATTCTGAAGCCGTTTACTGTAGGCGCCCCTAGTATCGCCGACGCCAAGGCCAAAATCGGCGCGCTCAAGGCATTACAGAAATCACGACTAAAGCCGATTGACGACGCCCGTATTCATGGCATGGAAGGAGACTTGCGAGCAATCGCTAAACTAACTGGCTGGGCGCAGGAAGGTGGTCGAATGATCCGTGGATCAGAGGACTTCAATCATCCTGACTATGACAAGATCAGCCGCACCACCTGGATACCGCACCAAGAATGGTATGCGGGCATGGCAAACAAGATTTCAGGCCAGGCGGCTGTTAATGCCGTTGAAGACGCCATCGCTGGCAAGCCGATGAATGCGAAGTCAAAGCGGTTTGTTGCTGAGTTGATGGACATAATTGCCGAGGAGAGAAGCCAGAATAGCATCGCCGAGCGTGAGAAACTTGTTGAAGAAGCGAGTGCGCTTGGAGTGGACACCACAGATAAGACAGCAGAGCAGATCAGGGCGGAGATCGACGCCCTGTACGCGCAGTACGATCAGTTGGAACGCGAAGCAATTCAGGAAGCGGATAGTTTTGTCGATGATGCACAAGAAGAGGTCAACGATATTCCGTTCGGTGAAGACGAATCGCGCAATCCGGCAGACCTTAACACCATTTTTGGAGCAGCATGGAATGAAGAAATCCAAGGTGAAGCACAAGGGCCAGACCGCCAAGAAGCTGCGCCTCCTGGCGCTACGCCAGCGGTTCCTGGCGTTCCCGCCAGAGGAGCAGAAGAGGGTCGTGGCGATGATGAAAATCCGCCTCAAAGTGAAAGCCTTGGAGACGGAGCTCAGGGGCCTGAACGAGAAGGCGCAAATGACCAGAGCGGCGAGCGTGAAACCGGTAAACTAAGCCCGGGTAAAGTCGGACAATTCAATCTGGCTGACAACGGCAAGCCTACCATCGAATTGGTCGGCCAGACACCGGAAGAAATCCTTGCCGAGCAAGAGGCAGAACGTGATCGAATCCGCACGGCCGCATCCGACGCGCGCGCGGAAGAAGAACGCGCGAAACGAGCGCGCGCCAAGCAGGAAGACGACGCGCGTAAAACACAGGTTATCGCTGACAGGAAGAAGGAGAAGAAGGCCGAAGTTGACGCCACCGTCGCCAACTTTGAACTTGGCCAGGAACCACCGTCCCCTATCGTAAAGAAGGTAACGCCGGATGAACTTGCAGGGCAGGGCGACATATTCAGCGCGCCTCAACCAACGCCAGCCAAAGCGCCGGCGCAGACGGGGCCTGTCGGTATTACGGTGAGCGACATCGTGCCCATGATCCTGAGGCAGATCAGGGTTACAATACCAGCCATCAACAGCCGCACGAACACGTACCAGCAGCGCGAAGTAAGCGCATTGGATGCGATCAAGGCGACTGACGACGACATCATGCAGATGAAAGCTTTGCTAGATTGCCTGAAGGCGTAACTAGGACCATCATGCCGATCAAGTATGAAGATGACATCGCGCCAGAACCGATAGCGGCGCCCATTCCTGAGCCAGATAACCGTGTGGCAGATGCCGTCATCGCCGCGATGGACAGGAGCGTAGAAATGTCGAAGAAGCTCCACGATGCCTTGGGGAAGAGTGGCAACAAGCTGATAAAGGCCACCTTCGAGCGTGATGCAGACAAGCTCATATCTTCGGTTACAATGCACGTCACCCAGGACTAATCATCTATTGAAGAACCTTGCTGTGAAGCCGAGCCAATTTACAGAATACCAAGTCGCAATTACCATAGGCGGATGTAATAGCCAGCACGACGGGTATTGGATTATCTAAAATCCGCCAAAGACCACTGCCTTTAGGCATTGAGTAATTCACTATTGAGAGGACGCTAGAATGCCCATTATTGCAACAGACATCCATTACCGCATGAGTGGCGGCGCCAGCAATGCAGACCCGGCGCTTGCGCTGGGGGGTGCGAAATCCTCGGCGCAGTTCACCACCAACGTGATATTCGACGACGTTACCAGCTCCGAAGCGGCTACGGGAGATGCAGAATACCGCTGCCTCTACGTGCACAATGCCCACGCCACCCTGACGCTGCTTGGGGCAAAAGTCTGGATTCAGTCGCAGACCAGCAGTGCGGACACCGACATTGCGATTGCGCTTGGTGGTGAAGGACTGAACGGCACAGCAGAAGCCATCGCCAACGAAGGCACGGCTCCGGTCGGCGAACCCTTCAGCCAGCCATCAAGTTTCGCCGCTGGACTGACGCTTGGCGACCTCGCTCCTGGAAGCCATTATCCCGTCTGGGTACGCCGCACAGTCAACGCCGCCGCCGCCGGCACAACCGATGCCTGGACGATAAAGGTCCAGGGCGACACCAACCCGTAAGGCCACACAATGCCAATCCCATCCCTCAAAAACAGAGTAGGCAACGCGGTATCTGGCACGCCAGGAACCGGCACCATTACGCTGGCCGGAGCAGAAACTGGTTATCAATCGTTTGCTACTGCTTTCGGCGCAAATGCCAATGTCGATATTCTAATTGAGGAAGGCGGCGCCTGGGAGATCGCCAGAGATTGCACCTACACGCATTCCGGAACTACGGTAACGCGCGGAACCCTTGAAGCCAGCAGCACCGGTTCAGCAGTAAGTTTCACAAGCGCGGCTAAAGTCTACGAGATTGAGACAGCAGAGCGCATCCGCCGCCACAATACACTATTGCAAGGGGTTACTCCTGGTGGCCGGTTAACACTCACGCCAGGTGTACCGGTGACAATATCGGATGTTGTTGGTGCAACTACTGTCTATTACACTCCCTTCGTCCACGATGTTGTTATTTTATGGGATGGCGCTGGATGGGTTCCAACCACATTTACCGAAAAGTCATTGGCGCTTGGAACGGTGATTAGTGTAATGCCGTATGATGTATTCGGTTATCTTAATGCAGGTGAGTTGGCATTAGAAAAACTTGTATGGACAAGCACTACCGCACGAGCAACCGGAGTAACACTGCAAGATGGCAGATATTGTAAGGCTGATGATAAAACCAGATTGTATCTTGGCACGTTCTGTACAACCAGCACGACAACTACCGAGAGTTCTCATGCCAACCGGTTTTTGTACAATTTTTACAATCGGACTCATAGAAAAGTTTACTATACCTCTGATGATCCGGGGCACACATGGTCAGGAGTGATCGGGTACAGGCAATACAATAGTAATTCGTTTGCGAAGATTAGATATTGCAATGGAATGATTGGGTCGGCTACTCTGTCAATCTCTTCTATTAACACGGCATCAGTGGAAGGCTCACCAGCCCAGTGTTGGATTGGCATAAATTCAACAACACTCCCCTATTCAGGAACATTTTCTACTAGCACTGTTAGCACTTTAAGCACATCATCTGCTGCCACTAATAGCATGGCTATACATGAAATTGGCCTGGTTAGCATCAACTTGCTTGAAAGAAACACTAGTACTTACCAAGCGACATACTCGTATGGGGCTTTAGGAGGAACAGTACAATGCTAACCATCCTCACAAACAGTATTC